TGTCGGCAGGCAGCGGACTCGACGATTTCGCTGATCAATTCGGCAAAACCCTGCAACAAATGGCAGCGAACTTCCTTGCCAACCAAGCAATCAAGTTCCTTCTCGAAGCGGCAGGTGGCGCGATCGGCGGAACAGCAGGCGGCGCGATTGCCGGCATGGCAGCATCGTTTGCCGGTGGAAAAGCCGGCGGCGGTGCAATCCCCGCCGGACAGTTTGCTGTAGTCGGCGAGAAGGGGCCGGAAATCGTTTCTGGTCCGGGCATGGTGACACCAAATTCCCAAATGATGGCGTCGCCACAAGTGCACGTGAACATTGCGAACGTAAGCAACCCTCGTTCAGCAATCGAGGCTGCAACGAACACTTCCGCTGGTCAAAAGGGTATCGTCAACACAATCGGCTTGAACCGCGAAGCAATTCGCCGTGAACTAGGAATCGCTTAAATGTCGGCAAACTCGCACAGAACGCTTGTCTCGAACGCTTTCGATTACAACGACTTCATCAAACAGGTTCGGGGCTTCGTGCAAGGGCACCCACAGGTTCGGAAACTCGACTATCTGGTTGCCGGCGGCGGAATCAAGTACACGGGAACCGGGACCGGTGAATTGTACGTGTCAACCGAGTTCTACACCCCTGCCGGCGGCACAGCGGGTTCCCCTACCACTGGCGGAACGAAGTATTTGCTAACGTGCACGTTGGGCGGCGGTGCAGGGGTTGCCAAGTTTGATGTCAAGCAGATGTTTGACCGATCGCCGCAGCTTCTTGGAGTTCTGAAGGCAGGTTCGCGTTGGGCACCAGAAGGCGACAAGCGTCAGATCAACAGCCCGGAAGTGTCTTCGCCGAAGTCAACAACCACGCCAATTCACAGCCCGGAACATGGGTTGCGCCTGATTCTTCGAACGATCACGAACTGGGTTGCTGGCGATACGATTTCTTTTCGTCTGATAGACCACGATTTGGACAACACCGCTTCTCATAACTGGCGGCAGAAGAAATTCTTCCAGAATCTGGAAGATACCAACGGCGACTTCGTAACGGAATGGTATGCCCAAGCGCCGACGATCGCGCGTGCGGGGCTTTCACCTGAAGCCGCCGTTTACTATGGAATGCAATCAACATTCAGTTTTGCAAGCGACTACTACAACGTTGGGATAATGGGCGCAGATGGCTTTGTTGCCGGTTCTGCGTTCGCATCGCAGCCGAACACGTCAGGCGTTCGCTACACGATGCTTGACGATACTCAATTCCCGTTTTGGCTAACTGCTGATGCGGACGGCTTGTATGCAGTCTGCAAAATAGGTTCGGTGTACCAACACCTGACCATGCAGCTTCTGGATATGTATGCGACCGGAACACAGCACCCGAAGCCGATGTATATTGGCGGAATGACTTCGGTTGCCGCGCTTAAAGCTTCGGAATCAAACAACGACCAAAACGCAGCACCGTGGAACCCCGGTTCTTCGAGCACGACGCGTTTTCGTTGGACAGATGGAACGTGGTATTCGGTGCAGAACAGGCAAGGAAGCTATAGCACCAACGCGACCAACCTTGTTCCAACACGTTGGATTTGGCCGTATAAAGACGGGACCGGAACGGTTGGGGCACTTAACACGGCTGGATATACATGGAACTGGTTCGTGAAGATGATCGAACGTAAGTACGACCTTTCCTACGAACTAATTCCAATGATTCTTTTCATAAGCAACCCGCAGAATGCTACCGTTGGCGAACTGAAGTACATCCGATTTGTTTCACAAATCGGTTTGAACCCCGAAGACACAACGACAGACACTACGGTTAGCCCGAATCAATTGTATATTGCTATGCAGAACGCAAACCTTTCTGGCCGCGAAGATTTTTGTGTAATGGAGTTGAACCCATAATGGGATTAGTCACCGGATCTGGACTTACAAACGTTTCCGACATTCTGGACGCACTTCGCGTTCAGTTGGAATCACACGGCTTCACCACGGTTATTAACACCGGCACGGTGGGTTCGAACAACAAAGTTATTTGGACTTGGCTGCCGAAAGCAAAGACCTTTCATAACCAATACAACATGACAATCGGGTTGGTTGCGTCTGGAACTACTGCCTTGCTTGACGGGACACCATTTACCCCAACCGAAGCAAAGATTGGAGTTAACCCGACAAACCAGCATCTTGGAACGATGTCTTCTTCATACAACAACACCCCCTCCGCTGTTACCGGCACCGGCATCACCGGGGACGTTTATCCATCGGGAGCAGTTTTGACCGGAAGCAACCTTTCGGTTCCTCACCAAGTCAACGATCTGAACATTTCAGGAAACTGCCTTCGCCACTGGTTTTTTACGCCAGAACATTCCCCGATCAGTTCGGCGGAATGGTACATCTACATGGTGATCGAAGTCACAACCGGGGTTTTTCGAACCATTGCCTATGGGTGTTTGAAAAAGTATGCGGCGGCTTCGTGGAGTGGTGGATTTTTCTTTGATGGAAGCAGCAGAAACACCGCTGCTTCTACCCGTAGCACTTATATATTTGGCGGTGGAACGCTTCAAGCCGGCACGGCAACATCAGGCGGCATTGTCGACTACAACAATTTTGATTGGGTATCGCGAACCCCTAACGGTGCGGTTCCTTGGTCAAGACTTTTTTCTGATTCCCCCTTCGGTCACTCCGTGCACTGCGTTGGTATGGATCCGCGCGGCTTGGGAAAAGATTTCTTCGACCGTTCCCCGTCTGCATTCAGCGGGCTAACTGTTCGCGTTCCCGCACGTGTCTGGACAAAAAACAACAACTCAACGGCGGCGAACTACAACTTCCGCCCGCTTGGGGAATTCCCCGACGTGTTCCACGCGAGTATGCAAGACCTTACCCCGGGCGACGTTCTGACGGACGGCGGCGAGAAGTTCCTTTGCGTTTCACACGGATCCAAGACAGCAGGAACCTACACTGTTGGAAACTTTGGTTTTCTAATTCGGAACCCGAATCTGTAAACCATGACCACGTTCAGTTCTGCATTTGTCGATTTCACGACAAACATTGTCACGAACCTTGCGCCAGAAGCGCAGGAACCTGCTCCTGCCGGAAGTTCGTGGCTGATCAGCAGTTTGACTGGAAGCACCCCAAACGTTTTGAAGTGGGGCATCATAAAAGCCAACGTCAACCGGTACAGCGGCGAACTTTGGAAGATGTACGGCAGCCTTTTTTGGTTCGAGCGTGTGCACATTGTCCCCTTAACGTATGCGTTGGGGAACGTGATCAGTGCGCTTGTGAAAACGTATGAAGTCTATAATGGGTGGCGTTACAAGTACAAACACCTTCTGACGATCACCCCTGTAAACGCAGGGGGCTTCAGTTTTTCCGGCGACCTTGCTACTTCCCCGCGACTGATGCAGCCAAAGCAATCGTTCATTGTGACGGCGAACATTAACCCGGCAGGACCGGTGACGATCGCGGCAAGTGTGGTCTACGTGTTCGATGGCGGTGAATCGCTGACGATAACGTTCACTGGAAAGCGCGTGATCGTGATGTCTGTTGAACCTCAATCAAACATCGTTGAAACGTGGGAGTGGTTGACGGACATCATAGAATCTGGATCCGGCAACGAACAGCGCATTTCGAATCGTGATATGCCGCGACAATCGTTCACCTACCAGTATTTGAAGGAAGACGAATCTAGCGCCTTCCTCGAAAACCTTCTGTTCGGCTGGGCAAACAACATTTGGGCGGTTCCGGTGTGGACTGACCATATTCACCTGACAGCGGCTACGGTTGCAGGAACCACGTTGGTTCTATCGGTTGACAGCACCACCAACCGGGACTTTCGAACTACTGCCGGCAGCAACCTGATTGCTATTTGGAACAACGAAAATTCGTTTGAGGCTGCCGAAGTTGTCAGCTTCACTTCGACAACGATCACAATTTCCAGTGTTATCTTGGCAGTGTGGCCGAAAGGCGCAGTGGTTGTTCCGCTACGGCTTTCGTACATGACAGAACCATCGACGGCAGTTTTCCAAAACGTGAACGCACGGAACCGTCAACTACGGTTCACAGCCATTGCCAACAAAATTCCAAGTTTCAGCGGATCCCCTGCACCTCTGCAAGCTGGCGGATTGTATCGAAGCCGCCCGTTCTGGGATATCACGAACGACGAACTGATTACAGCCGGCAGCTACAACGTGATCGATGACAAGCAGATTCGCACGATAGGCGGCGAAACCGGCAAGTTGATGACGAACACCACCAAAAAGTTCCCGGTTCGAACCGTGTCGGGTGTCGGCATGACATCATACGGGCGTTCAGAATTCGTGCGAATGCGCGAATTTCTGCTTGGGGCGCGCGGCAGACAGCGATCGTTCTGGCTTGAAACCGGAAACCGTGACTTCAAGATCGAAAGCACGTCTGCATCAGGGGCTTTGAACGTCAACGTTGTTCCTTGCAACTACACGAACCAAGTATTCGGTGCTTTGGGTGGTCCGCGCACGCGCAAGGACATCATCATTCGATACGCTAACGGCGCGACAGACAAACGCCGCATTGTGGCGTCGTCAGAAACAATCGGTGTTCGAGAAGTGCTGGTACTTGACAGCGTCCTAAGTCAGACGTGTTCAACTGCAAACGTCACTCGAATCAGCTACCTGATACTGCATCGAATGGGCAGCGATTCTGTTATCCTGAATCACGAACGCGTCGACGGCGACGTGTCTGCCCCCGTCACCCTTGTTAGCGTGTACGACGAATGACATTCGCAGCCAAAGAAATCAGCACAGCAGACGGTCGCCCGGTCGAACTGTATCTGTTCGCCACGAACAACGCCGTTCAGTGGTACTTCACGAATGCAGAAAATGATATCGTCTTCAACGGTTCCACCTACGTTGGAATCGCTATTGCACGGTCACAGTTTTCACAATCGACAGAACGTCGCGCGACAAAAATCACGGTTGTGATGGCTTACCTCGAAGCCCTTACCGCGCCGTTCGCACAGTTGTCCATTTCGCAGCCAATAGAAGGGCTGACCACGCTGACGATCTTCCGCCACCACCAAAGCGATACCGGAAACGAATTTATTCAGAACTGGAAGGGCACAATTTCTTCGTCTGCATTCAACGAAGACGGGGAAGTTGAGTTCCTTTGCACGGGCATGAAGAACGTGTTCGAACGCGAAGGTCCGCGCATGAACTACGGAGCGTCTTGCCAGCACAGCCTTTACGATGCACTGTGCACGCTTTCTGAAGTTGCACACACTGACTTCACTGTTACAGTTACGGCGATTTCTTCAGATGGAATCACGATCACCCTGAACCCCGCCGACATAGGCACGTCGCCCATTCGAAACTTCATCGGCGGAAAGATGATCAAAGATAACGGCAACGACAAGCGTCTGATCGTGAAGCAGGCGTCGAACGTGCTAACCCTGCAATACCCGTTCCGTTCTGACTTCATCACTGGCGACTTCGTGAACCTTACGCAAGGGTGCAATCACCAATTGACCGGCGACTGCAAGAACAAATTCGCCAACGAATTGAACTACGGCGGCGCGGCTTACACCCCCGGGCTGAACCCATTCATTGCCGGACTGGATCTACTCTAATGGTTTGGGTACAACTTGCCATCGCTGCCGTGCTGTTCGTTGTCGGCGAACTTCTACGGAAACCGCCGCCTGATGCACAGGTAGCCAACTTCGAAGACTTCGGCTTTCCTGACATCGACCCAACGAAACGCATTCCCATCATCTGGGGAAAGAAGCGGATCACCAGCATTCACACGCTGGACGTGCAGGGTTACCGAACGCGCAAGATAAAGGCTTCTAGTGGTCTATTCAGCAGCAGCGTAATCGGCTTCAACTACTATGCCGGCGTATGTCTGGGGATTTGTCGCGGGCCGAACGTCACGGTGAAAGAAATACGGCTTGGTGATCGTCTGGTGTGGGCTGGAACCGCACCATTCACTGCTGACGGGTTTGTGATCAACGTCGACATTCGCGACTTCAACGGCGACGAAAACGACATCAAAGGCGTGATCCGGTTGTACGGCGGTGGACCCACGCAACTGGCGAACGCGTGGTTCAAAGCGAAGCACGATGCCGCCGGAACACCAACCCCTGCATACAGACACCTTTGCTACGCTGCATTTGAAGACTTCAAATGGGGAACTTCGCCGACGATCGGCCAGATTGAATTCATTGTCGAACGCTACCCGAACACACTGGGGCTAGGTGCCCCACGGCAGATCAACACAGGGTCGACTGAAAGCCCAGATCCGGGCGCAGTCGACCTTGCCATTCCGGAAATCTTGTACGAAATACTGACGAACAGTGACTGGGGACTTGGTGAACCGTCAGGGGAAATCGACACGGCAAGCTTTACGGCGGCGGCAGCGACGTTGGCAACAGAGAAA